ATCAACTCCAGGAAAAGAAGTGTTTTTATCTATAGGGAAAACTCCAGAGTGAGAAATACTAGCAGCTGGATAATTAGACAAGGGATTATCTTTAACCTTGTTGTAAATAGATAATGAAGTATCTGCAATGCCAACAGCTCCCATAACAGCTGAAGCAGCAGTGATAGTGGCTACAGTGGGAACAATAGCATGGGCAACTGTAGCTGCTGCACCAGCCAGAGACACAGCAGCCAAAACTGCAGTGGCAACTCCCTTGAAGGTCCAAACGCGTTTGAATTTGAATTTGGAAGCGTCTGTATGGACCTCTATGGTTTTCATCATGGGTTTAATTATACCATGAAGATTAGTAGTTTCTTGGCCTACCTGTTCTACAAAGCCCAAACAGGCAATAGCATGGCTGCACGCAGCAAGCATATTAGAAGGAACATTAATACGTTTGGCATTTTGCCGTAACCACGCACACACTATGGAAAAATTTTCAGGGGTGCGAGGTTTATGAAGCATATAATTAGCAACTTCTGACACAAGAGTTTTTGGGGCATAAAGGGTGGTGTTTAATTGTTTTTGATAAACAAACATCCAAGGACCAAAAGAGTACAACTTTGTGTTTGGTATAGAAAGGATGTCACCAGGCAAATTGATATCGGGCTCATTGAAAGCACCAGATAAAACTCCACCATAATAAGTCATGTCCTTCAACGCGGAAGTAAAAGAACAAGAAGGTGGTAGAGATGGAGGTACAACAGCATTTACAACTGTAAAGAAGTAAAGATGGTGTTCACCTATGGTGTGGTGTTTTGTCCAAACTAAAGAAACTGGAGAAGATGGCCCTTTTTGGCCTATTTCATCCCAAAACGATTGGGGAACTACATGACTACCAGATTTCAACCAAACCATAGAACTGTGTACATACGGTTTAAGATTCCCATTAACTGTCATTGAAACAGTATCGTAATCAATTAATTGATACGTTGCCTCACCATTGGCAAAGGAACCATATGCATCATCAAATTGATGTGCAACAGCAACGAAGAGAGAAAACTTTGATTTCAAACAAAGAAAAGCTATTTGATTTGGATTTAAATAATAAATTGAATCAATACTAATGTAAGCGTGTGGATCAACACATTGACAACGAGTGGCATGGTGATTACATCTTAATCTGTTAATATTGGTAGCTTGTAAGAAAT